GTGATGGTGTTGGTGGATTTAAAAGATCAGAAGCACAAAAAGTATTGATTTCCAATATGAAACAAGGAAATACATACAGAAAAGGATCTTCCCAAACTGAAGTTGCTAATGAAAAAAATAGACAAGCTCATTTAGGTAAAAAACAATCTAAAGAAACAGTAAATAAAAGAGTTCAAAAGATTTCTAAATTAAGAAAAGTTAAAACAGGAATTGCCGGTGTTTATTGGTACAAATCACAAAATTGTTGGGTTGCAAAAATATCACCATCAGTTGGATCAAGTGCGTATAAACATTTGGGATATTTTGAAAATTATTTAGACGCTTGCGCGGCCAGAAAGTCAGCAGAAAACGCTATTTACAAACAACCACATGCGTGATATAAAGCGATTACCAAAGATGTAGCTCGCCCAGTGCGTTTTTGCGGCAAATCAGATCATTCAAGGGATCGGCTCCTATCTGAGAATAAATGAACGGGCATTAACCTTTTATTTTTCTCTTCTTTATTAGGAGTACCTAGTTATGAGCAATCAGCTCCTTACTATATCCATGATAACGAACGAAGCCCTGCGCGTGTTAACTAACAGCCTTGTCTTCACTCGTTCAATCAGCCGTCAATATGACGATAAATTTGCTATCGAAGGCGCAAAGATCGGTACAACGATCAATCTGCGTAAACCACCCCGTTATGTAGGCCGTACTGGTCCTGCTCTTCAGATCGAAAGCTCTGTTGAAACGTATGTTCCTTTGACGCTCGGCACACAGTTTGGTGTCGATATGGCGTTTACAACACAGGATCTTAGCCTGAACATCAGTGATTTCTCTGATCGTTTCATTAAGCCTGCTGTTGCTGCTGTTGCTAACAAAATTGACTATGACGGTCTGCAACAGTTCGTTAACGTGTACAACTTAGTAGGTACACCAGGCGTTCTGTCCGGCACACCTTCACAGAGCCAAAGCTTGCAGACAATCCTTGCTGCTCGCGCAAGACTGAATCAGGAAGCAGCACCTGTTGATGAACTCCGTCACATTGTTGTTGATCCACAGACTGAAGTGGGACTGGTTTCTGGTCTTACTAACCTGTTCAACCCACAGACCACCATTTCTGAAATCTTCAAGAAAGGTGCAATGGGCGACAGCACGTTGGGCTTCAACTTTGCAATGGATCAGAACGTTGCTAACTTCACAACTGGTACAAGCACAGCGTTTACTGTGTCTGCACAGGCTGGTGGTTCAGTTCAGACCAATGCACAGACTCCATTCACGCTGGGCATCAGCTCACTTTCTGGCACATTAACGGCTGGTACAGTGTTCACGATTCCTAACGTTTATGCAGTAAACCCACAGAGCAGACAGTCTACAGGCGCTCTTCGTAACTTTGTTGTTACAGCAGCAGCCGGAGCAGGCGCAACTTCTCTGACTGTGTTCCCAACACCTGTATTCTATGGCCAGTTCCAAAATGTAACAAGCACCACAGGAACGATTCCTACCGGTACTGCTTCAATCATTTCTGGTAACAGCGGAACAGCAGCCACTTACGCTCAGTCGCTTGCATACCACCGTGATGCTTTTGCTTTGGGTACAGCGGATCTTCTGCTTCCACAGGGTGTTGATATGGCTGGACGCGCTTCTGCTGATGGTCTGTCAATTCGTTTGGTTCGTCAGTACGATATCAACTCTGACCAGTTGCCTACTCGTCTTGATGTTCTGTATGGATTCAGCACGATCTACCCAGAACTTGCAACCCGTATCACTGGTTAATTAGGAGGTTTTATCATGTCTAATCCAGGACCAAATATTGTCAACCCTACCATGCAACGTGGTCAGGCAGTATTGTCTGTTGCAGTTACACCATCAGCCGCCGCTGCTGGTATTTCTTCACAAAACTTTACTGTTTATGGCCTTGTCGTTGGTGACTTTGTTTCTGTAAACGGCACTCAAGCAGCAGGCGCTGCAATTGCCATTACAGGAGCTTATGTCTCAGCAGCAAACACGCTCACGGTTATTTACAACAATGCAAGCACATCAGCATCACCTGTTGCTGATACTTACCTTGTTAATGTAATCCGTAGTTACCCCGTACAGACTGAGTTTGGTGTTACCAAATTCAACAACTACGGTATTGTTGCTGGATCAAATCCTTAATGGTGAGATTGGGTGGGGGCTTAACGGCTCTCACCCTTTTTTAATAGGTGAATCATGGAATTTCCTTGCTCAGTTCACAAAGACTCATACGCAAACAGTTTGATTGCGGTTGATGAGCAACAGTTTAAAGAGTTAGCCAAAGATGGTTGGTTAAGCTCAGAAGAGTTTCTGAATCCAGAAGCTAAACCAAAGCGTACACGCACAGTTAAAACAGACCAAGAGTAGCTATATGTCTAATCTAGGCCCACAAAATATAAACCTAACGTATGGCAGCGTTTTAAACATTGCTGGTGGGCTTACAAGTTCAGGACAGCAAGTATCAGATGGCTTTGGTAATACGTCTGATCTTAATCTAGCTACGTCAGGATCTAATATTCCGAATCTTACCGGCGGTGTTGCCGGTTCCGTTCCTTTTCAGTTAGGCACAAATGTTACTGGTTTTTTAGGACCAGGATTAGCCGGTCAGGTTATATCCAACGATGGTGCTGGTAATCTGGTATGGGTAAGCGCACCTGCTTCTACTAGCGCTACTAATCTTTCAGGCGGGTCAGCCGGTGCTGTTGTTTATCAATCTGCGCTTAATACAACCGCATTTGTTGCGGGTACAACCGGTCAGGTTTTACAGTCTAACGGCACAAGCGCACCTGCTTGGGTTAATCAATCAACATTGTCAGCTGGCCATGCCGTTAATTTAAGTGGCGGAACATTAGGTGAAGTACCTTATCAATCTGGCGTTGGAACTACAAGCTTTACGGGTGCTGGTGTTGCAGGCCAGTTGCTTGAATCAGTAGGTTCAGGCGCTCCAATTTGGTCTACCTCATTTACTATCGGAGTAGGCGGTCAAGTTAATTTTGCTCCATTAACATCTGCTCCAGCTTCACCACAGTTAGGTGATGTCTATTACGATTCAACGCTGTTAGAACCATTACAATATGATGGTTCCGTGTGGAAACCGTTAGGAGGCGCTGCTAGTGGTGGTGGTTCTGATCAAATCTTTTTCCAAAACGGTCAGACGGTTACAACAAACTTTACGTTAACAACCAATTTTAATGCCGGTACGTTTGGCCCTGTTTCAATTAACAGCGGTGTCACAGTAACGGTTCCCACAGGCGCAACTTGGACGGTGGTTTAAATGACAACTACGATTTCGGGAACAAACGGAATAACACTTTCTGGGTCTACCAATCAGATTACATTCAATGACGCCTCAACTCAGATTAGCCACGCGGTCCCCCAAGTAACTGTTTATACAAGCGGATCAGGTACATACACAGTCCCGTCTAATACAAAATGGCTAACTGTCGAGATGATCGGCGGAGGCGGCGGCGGCGCTGGCGGCGGTAACGGTGGATCTGGAGGCGCTTCAAGTCAGGCTGGAAGTACTACATTTGGAACATGTACATGTACTGGAGGATACGCTACTTATTCGTCTACCAACCCCGGCGCAGCTACTTTGGGTAGTGGTTTTGTCGGTGTAGCGCTGCAAGGAGCGTCAGGTGGTGGTTTTTCAGCTAACGGCCCTATCACTACATACCCTAATGGTGGAATTGGTGGTACTAGTCCATTTGGAGGGAACGGGACATCTAACGCAAACTCGGGGGGAACTGCTGCTGTAGCTAATAGTGGATCTGGCGGTGGTGGTGGCGGTGCAGGTGCTGTTGTTAACTGCTACGGTGGTGGCGGGGGCGGTGCAGGCGGGTATATTAAGGCTGTAGTTACTTCCCCTGCGGCTTCTTATTCTTATGCGGTAGGCGCTGGTAGTGCTGGCGGTGCAGCTGAAGCTAATGGATTTGCTGGCGGAGCGGGTGGTTCAGGTGTAATTATTGTAACAGCATACTTCTAAGGTAAAGAGATGGCACTTATTAGACATTGCATTATCGACACGACAACCCATCTGGTTGTGAACATAGTTGAATATGAAGAAGTACAGACTGGCGCACCTCCGGGATTAGAAGATCATTTGCTTTGTGTGCAAAGTGATACAGGACAAATTGGTGGCACTTTTTTGAATGGCGTAATAACAAATCCTCCAGAGCCAGAATCAATGACTCTTCCAACAGAAGGAACCTAACATGGCAGCAGCAACCAAACTTTTAACCTCCGGCGGCGGTGGTGTCATCTTAACTCCAGCGAGTAATATTGCCTCTGATGTGACGGTGAGTATTCCAAGTGTAAATGGAACAGCTATAGTAACTACAGCAACTTCAGCATCCACGACTAATACAGTAACAAATAAAATTGCTATTAATATTGGTGGCACAACTTATTATTTGTTGGCCTCAACAAGCGGAACTTAAGCCATGACAACATCAATATCCGGTACGGGTGGCGTTACTTTTCCAGACGCTTCAGTACAAAACACAGCCGCATCAGGGTTTGGCTTCAAAAACCGTCTTATTAACGGTTCATTTGAAATAGCACAAAGAGCATCTTCTGCAACGGTTACAGCGGGTACAGGCGTACCAACTGCATCAACGGGTTATCCATGTGTTGATCGGTGGTTTGTATATTCAACAGGAGCGAACGTCACAGCCGCTTATGTCACGGGTGTGGCTCCTAACCCTCACATGCTCCAAATTACAGGAGCAACGTCTGTTACGGCTGTAGGTGTCGGCCAACGCATTGAAGCAAACAACTCAGCGGATCTAGCAGGTAATGTCTGCACATTGTCTGTTGATATTGCTAACTCTCAGCTTACAACAGTTACATGGACCGCAAGCTACGCTAATACGGCTGATACGTTTGGAACAATTGGAACACCAACCAAAACACAGATTGCTACAGGTACGTTCACTGTAACGTCAACCATGACGCGCTACAGCACCAATATTACAATACCGAGCGCAGCAACAACAGGTATTGAGATTCTGTTTACTGTAGGCGCTCAGACTGCGGGTACATGGCAGTTAGATAACGCTCAATTAGAGAAAGGCGCAACTGCAACTAGTTTTGATACGGGTGTTAGGCCGTATGGGACTGAGTTGGCGCTTTGTCAGAGGTATTATCAGAACAATGGTTCTAATTTAATTTATAACGGAACTCAATACACTTCGGCATGGTGGGTAGTGCAAATGCGTTCTAACCCAACTATTGTATTAAGTAGCGGAAGCATTAATGGTCAATCATTATATGGATTTAACGCTTCTTCAAGCGCAACAACCAACTTTAGCGTAACTGCCTCTGCGGAGTTATAAAATGTATAAATTAAATAAACCACCATTAGGTGAAACACAATCACAAGCAGTTATTCGTTTATCGGACACCGCTTTTATCCCATTTGAGCCATCTAACACAGACTATCAAAAGTTCAAATTTGACGTCATGTCTGGTGCAGAACTACAAGATGCTGATGGTAATGTGATGACTTCTGAAGAAGCAATAGCGTTTATCTCAAATTTGCCGTATTAGTAAGGTCACACTATGCCCTCACAATTGTTTCAAATTACCTTTATTCCTCCAGCGGGTGCAACATTAGGTGACGCATATTGTGAGGTGTTCTTTGCGGGTACGAGCAGTTATGCACCTGTTTATTCTGATCAAGCATGTACCGATCAAATCAGTACGCCAATCTCCATATCAAGCAACATTCTAAGCTTTTATGTTCCTGATGGATCAGTTAACTATGATCTATTCATCGGCGGCGGTAATCTGGCGCATGGTCAGAGAATCACAAACATCTGGCAATTACCTGCCAATATTTGGGAGCTCGATCAAAACCTATGGGAGAACGAACCATCCTTATGGGGTGCAGTAAATCCGCTTCCTATTAACACTAGGACAACAAACAATGTAGGACAGCTCTACACAGGTTACGATATTATTCTTGCCGCTATGAGGCTCATACAGGTTTCAGCGGTTGACGTTGATTTGACCGCGTCAGAACTGAAAGATGGCCTAGAATCACTCAATAGGATGCTTGATTCATGGTCATTAGATGAATTAATGCTGTATGAGGTCAAAAGAGAACAATTTCCTCTTTATCCAAACACCAATCCATATTCAATAGGTATTGGTGCTACTTGGAACACGGTTAGACCCTCTAAGATTGTTGGCGCGTATTTAACGCTCACCAATGGCTCTATACCTGTTGATTATCCAATGCAGGTCATCCAATACGATGACTACAATGACATTCGATTAAAGACACTACAGACCAATTTCCCAGGCTACCTGTACTATCAACCTAGTTTCCCTATTGGTCAGTGCTATATCTACCCAATTTATGCTAACAACGGTGCTTCAACGGCTCCGGGGACCATAACCCTAACCAGTTGGAAACCGTTCAGCATGATCTTAGATCCTTCTGATCCTATTCAGTTACCACCAGGTTATTGGGAAGCCATTGTATTCAATCTGGCTACTCGTATTGCTGAAGAATATCAGTTTGATATTCGGCCAACCACCGTAGCCATTGGAACAGCCGCATTGATTCGTTTAAAACGTATGAATCAGCGCACAAACACGTTACAAACGGATGTGGCGCTGATGAATACGTCACAATTGAGATACAATATTTTTAGTGATGGCTACGGACGATAATGGCTAGTTTAAGTACCCTGCTTGAAGATTGGAAAAACTACCAAAAAAACATTCAATGGCAGCTAGGCCGTGGGGACGATATTGCCAATCAAAACGATGTAAACGCGATTGAAGATTGGGAAAGATGGCAGGGTGTTGGACCAGGGAATTTAAATGGAGTATCTGGATTAGCCGGTACTATGATTGGAGAGTCTGGTGCAATTAGGGCTGGTTATGGTGCTTTAATTAATAAAGCAAAAGAATTATACGCAAACAAAGTTGCCCCTGAAGAAATTTGGAAGCAAACCAGAACCATGCTTGGCCCAGACAATAAGTGGATGCACGAAATATCTGATGTTGGAGCAAAATTAAATGTAAATGGCGATAAAATAAATTTTTATCATCCTGAACTTGAAAAAGCATATCCTGAATATGCAAAAGTTGGGGTTAAATATGGCAACACTGGTAATGCAAACGCTATATTTGATGCCAATAATCCTTTATTTTCAATGTTTGGACACAAAGGAACAGTAGTTTTTAATGAAAATAACAAGCCTACTTTAAGCACTATGCTCCATGAGATGCAACATTGGGTACAAAATCATCCAGAAAATAAATGGGAACCAGGATCAAGCCCATCGTTATACGATCCAACAAGAATAATGAATCAAGTTGATAAGATTCCAAATAATGTTGCATTTCCATCTGAGCTTGAAAAAGAAGCAAATGCTTATGGATTGTTAAAAAATCAGAAATTATATTCTCCATATGAAATGTATAAAAGAAATTTTGGAGAAGCTATGGCAAGAAATACTCAGGAAAGAATGAATATGTATCCTGATCAGTTGGCCAAAAAATATTGGATAGACACTCTTGATGTTCCTGTTGATGAATTAACAAAAACAAAAATGCCTTTTACAAAATTTGGCAATCCTAAGACAAGTTTGCTTAACTGGATGGAGCCTCCATAATGCCTGCAACCATGCAATTGCCGATTTTAGGACCAGGAATATCAGGCAAGTCTCGCGCTGTAACGGCACAAAAACGTCAAAATATCTATATGGAGGTCAAGGCAGAGGCTGATAAGTCTCGTCTTGTCGCTTATGGCACTCCTGGCCTTACTCTTCAAGCTAATGTAGGTATTTACCCCATTAGAGGCATTTGGTGGTATCAACCTTCTAACTTTATGTTAGCGGTTGCTGGGTCTGATGTGTATGAAATCAGCGCAAACTGGACCGTAACAAGGGTTGGTGAGCTACTGACCAATTCCGGCAACGTCAGCATGTCTGATAATGCTTCGCAGATTATGATTGTTGATGGTGAATACGGTTATGTTTATCAAGAAACAACACCTGATTTAGTTTATTCGCAGTCGGGTACTACAGTAACGGTTACAGAAAACACCACCAACAGACACACAGGTGATTCTGTTGAAATTGATGTTCAAAGCGGAACATTAGCTGATGGTACCTATACCGTTCAAATGATTACTTACGTAGCTACTGCTATGGTTGCTAATGCTACGTACAGAATTGAAACGCTCGGTAACTCTGATTTTACTTTGGTTGGTGCTGCCACAAATACCGTTGGCACAATTTTTATGGCCACAGGGCCAACACCAGGAACCGGCACTGTATGCAATGCTAATCAATGGCAGTTCACTGCAACAACAAGCGCGGTCACAAACGGAAACCTAAAAGTTGTTAATAACTTTAGGCAGATTACAGATGCAGGTTTTCCTGGCGGTACTACGGTTGTCTTCAACGACTCCTATTTCATTGTAAATAAGCCCGATACGCGCCAATTTTACATCTCTAACCAATATGATGCTTTTACTTGGAACGCTTTAAATTTCGCCTCTAAGGAAGCCTATACCGATAATTTGAGTGCTATTGCTATTGATAACGGTAACTTAGCGCTTTTGGGTGTAATTTCTTACGAATATTGGCAAGATGTCGGTGCTTATCCTTTTCCTTATTTGCGTATTTCTGGCTCTCCGAATGATTTTGGCGTGGTGTCACCTTGGACAATTGCTAGAGTCAATGGCTCCATGTACTTTTTGGCCAGAGCAAGACGCGGAGGAATCTCAGTAGTTACCATTCAAAACTACTTGCCTGTTGTTGTTTCACCTCCTGATTTGGATTACCTGTTTAGCAGTTATTCAGACCCTGGTGATGCTGTAGCCTTTGGGTACCGCCAAAATGGACATGAATTTTATCAAATCAGCTTCCAAACCGCCGGTGTTACATGGTTATTTGATGCTATATCGAACATGTGGAGCCAACTGGTCAGTTACAACGATACAAGGCACTACGGCAACAAAGGCACTCAGTTTAATTATCAGAATATTGTCACGGATTACCGGAACGGCAATATCTACGCATTAGAGCCAACGCAATACACAGATAACGGCTTTCCAATTGTGCGTGAACTGATTACACCTCACTTTTTTAAAGGTGACAGTTTCAATAAATTGCACATCTACAGATTGCGTCTTGATATGGAACAAGGTGTAGGTACGTCAGGCGGTCAAGGACAAAGCCCACAGATTATGTTGCAAGTTTCAAGGGATGGTGGTTTTACGTGGGGAATGGAAATGTGGACTAACTTTGGTGATCAGGGTGAGTTCTTGAAACGTGCTGAATGGAGAAGGCTTGGAGTATCAAGAAACTATGTGTTCAAGTTCCGCATTTCAGATCCGGTTAAAGTGGTTCTGATGAGTGCAGCAGCTTATGCGACAGAGGCGCAAAAGTAATGGCATTCCAACAGCCTCCATTTAGATCTTCTCCATTATCACAGAATGGGCAGATGGCGCTTGCGTGGACGCAATGGTTTCAACAGGTTCAAGAGCAATTAAGTTATCAGGGAAGCCCTGTTATTGACGGTGGAACGCCTAGTTCAGTCTACGGTGGTTCTGTAACCGCAATAAATGGAGGTTCAGTAGTTACTAGCGGGAAACCAGTATGACGGTTCAAATTCAGTTAAGAAGAGGTCTAGCGTCTGAATGGTCAACCGCTAATCCAATCCTTGCATCCGGTGAAATGGGTGTTGAAACGAATACCGGTAAATTTAAAGTAGGTAACGGTGTTACCACTTGGAATCTTTTGCCTTATTCATCAGGTGGTGTGGGTGCTACCGGTCCTGCATCTACTGTTGCTGGTCCTCAAGGTGCGACAGGTGCTACAGGTGTAGGTACAACCGGAGCGACTGGTCCAGCCTCAACAACACCAGGTCCAACAGGCGCTACAGGCTCGATTGGTATTACAGGAGCAACTGGAGCTACCGGAATCGGTATTACTGGGGCCACAGGATTAACAGGTAGTACCGGCGCTACAGGTATCGGTATTACGGGCGCTACAGGACCACAAGGCATTACCGGTCCTACAGGTATTGGTATAACAGGCGCAACGGGTGCTACGGGTATCGGTATCACAGGCGCGACTGGTATTGGTATTACCGGCGCTACAGGTATTGGTATCACTGGTGCAACAGGGCCACAAGGCATTACCGGTCCTACAGGTATCGGTATCACAGGCGCGACTGGCATAGGGATTACAGGCGCTACTGGTTTAACAGGTAGCACAGGACCAACTGGCATAGGGATTACCGGCGCAACTGGATTAACAGGTGTTACCGGAGCTACCGGTATAGGCATTACAGGTGCAACCGGTTTAACGGGTAGCACTGGGCCGACAGGCATTGGTATTACAGGAGCCACAGGGCTTACAGGCAGTACTGGTCCAACGGGTATTGGTATTACGGGGGCCACTGGTTTAACGGGCGCAACGGGTGCAACCGGTATAGGTATTACAGGCGCGACAGGCATAGGCATTACGGGAGCAACGGGTGTTGCAGGGACGAATGGTGCTACGGGACCAACTGGCGTTGCAGGAACCAATGGCGCTACGGGTGCAACTGGAATAGGCATTACAGGCGCGACAGGCCCATCAGGAACCTCTGGAAGCAACGGTGCAACAGGCGCAACTGGTCCTTATTCAACTATTAGCAACGACATTGCTACGGCTACTAATGTTTATCCTGTTTTTGCTGCATCAACGTCTGGTCCTATTACAACGTCTTACACAAGTAATCCTAACTATCTGTACAAGCCAAGCACAGGTGAATTAAGCGCAGTGGCTCATGTGTCCACTAATGGTATACAAATCAACGCTAATTCAATTGCTGCAAATTACACAATTGCCGCAACCAATAACGGATTGTCAGCCGGTCCTGTATCGGTTGCCTCTGGTGTTACAATCACCGTGTCATCAGGAGCAACATGGGTAATTGTATAAATGAAACTTCATCTTCTTTGTTTATTTCACACAGTTCCAAAAAAAAGTTTTTCTCATTGTGCGTTTACCAATAGGTGTAGAGTTTTTGCAAAAATGATGCGTCCATTTGGATATGAGGTCATTGAATATAGTAACGAAGGATCAGAATCCGTTGCAAATGAGCATGTTGTAATTCTTGACACTCAGGAATTTGAAACATTAAGAAAAAAAATGAACTCTGCACCACCTCACGGTGAGGCAAACCTTGATTCTGATATTTATAGAGCGTTTACGTCTAAATTAAGAAAAGAACTAGCAAAACGCATTGAACCCGGTGACATTGTTTGTCATCCGTTTGGCGTTACACACGCAGACTTTGCTCAAATGTTTCCAGAAGCAAAGCACGTAGAGATAGGGATTGGATACCCTGATTGCGGATTGGATCTAAGGATTTATGAAACCTATCAATGGTGGTCATGGCATCAGGGTAAGGAACAAAAGCAAGGAAACTCATATCAATGGGTTTGTCCTATGGGTTATGACTTAGATGATTGGACTCCAAGTTATGATCAAGGCAAGTACCTGCTTTATTTTGGACGAGTTATTGAGTGTAAGGGACTGCAAACTGTAAAAGAGATTGCAAGGCATGTTGATATGCCGGTAGTGATGTGTGGTTCTGGTTATCCTGAGTTATTTATAGACCCAGAAATACCTAACTTGATGTACCGTGAGCCTGTTACCGGTTTGGCCCGTAGCGAGCTTCTAAGGAACGCATACGCTATGGTTATGCCGACACAATACTGTGAGCCTTTTGGCGGTGCAGGTGTTGAAGGCATGTTATGCGGTACTCCGTTGCTTGGTTCTGATTATGGGGCGTTCTGTGAAACCATTGAGCATGGAGTTACTGGTTTTAGGTGTAAAACGTTAGGCGATTGGGTGACAGCGGTTGAGTTTGCAGGACAGTTAGATCGTAAAAGAATTGCACACAATACAAGAGAAAAATACTCTCTTGAAAATGTAGGCGCTCAAATGGATCGAATCTTTAAGCAGATCAACAATTTGAATGACAAAGGGTGGTATACGTTAGACCCAACTTTTGCTATATTATAAATATCTCTGGAGGTCAATATGCCGTTAAAAAAAGGTTCTTCACAAAAGACAATCAGCAAAAACATTGCTACAGAAGTTAAAGCCGGTAAACCGGTCAAACAAGCGGCCGCAATTGCTTATTCTGAAGCCCGTAAAAGTAAGGCTGGTTGCTGTAAGAAGAAATGATTGATTTTATGGTCATTGGATTACCGCGCTCAGGCACAGCTTGGGCCGCTAATCTTTTCACCACTGATGTTAGTTTGTGTTGGCATGAAAGTTTTATTTATCACACGTTGAATGAATTAGATCAACAAGGGTTTGGTTTAAAGTTTGGTATAGCTGAAACAAGCGCAATTTATCAAATTGAAGCTATTAACGCTCATTCAGCACCCAAATTAATTATTGAACGTTCATTAACTGAAATAAACGATTCTTTGGAAAAAATGGCGTTTCCCTTAATGCCAAATGACTCAATAGACATGTTAAGTCAGATTGAAGGTTACAGGATACAGTTTAAGGATCTTTTTGATCCTGCTGTAATGTCTAAAGTGTGCAGGACTGTATTTGGTTTGCCGTTTAACATACATAGATTTAATTTGTTATGTGATATGAACGTGCAAAACCACACAGCAATTGAACTTGTGAGGGAAATGGTTTGAACAATGTGTTGTCGATAGGTGCAGTAGATCACATTCCGGCATTACTTCAAATCAAGCAGAATCCACAACTGTGGAATATGTTCACAAACCGTACTGAACGGTATGATAGTCCTCATACGGGAATATCAGACATTTGGGTGCGATATAGGGATTACGCAGAGTTTAATGGTTCATGGTCTGATTTTAATGAAGAACATGATCCTGTATGGTATGAAGCAGCACAACAATTACCTGCTGTAAAAGATTTAGCTTTTCAAATTATGAGCCGCGTTCAAGGTGAAAGACTTGGCGGCATACTCATTACACGGATACCTCCAGGTGGTTCCGTGGCTCCTCATGTTGACGTTAGTTGGCATGCAGCGTATTACGATAAATATGCAATTCAGCTTGAAGCACATCCAAATCAAGCGTTTTGCTTTGAGGAAGGCGAATATTCTGCTCAACCTGGTGAGGTTTATTGGTTTAACAACCAAATAACTCATTGGGTACGGAATGATTCACCTGTAGACAGAATCACACTTATTATTTGCATACGATCAGATAGGAGGCGTTTATGCCATTCGCAGTAGCAGGAGCCGCAATTGGGGCTGGCGTAAGCGCAGCCGGAGCCAGTAGTGCTGCGGACGCAGCCCAACAGCAAGCAGCAGCGCAGTTAGCCTGGCAACAAAGTGTTTATAACACGGCTCAAAACAACATAAACCCATACATCCAGTTTGGTCAAACAAATATACCAAACTACCAAAGTGCCTTATCAGGTTACGGTACGGCGATGGGTAATTATAACAATACTGTTGGTCAATACGCCAACGCTGTACCCAGTATGACGACTCCTTATGGAATGTCGCAGTATCAACAAAGCCCATTGTATACGCCAATGGTCAATAATCTTGCAGAATTACAAGCTACTCCAGGCTATCAAATGCAATTACAACAAGGATTGCAAGCTATTAACAATTCTTCTGCGGCTAAGGGTGGCTTACTTTCGGGTGCAAATGAAATGGCCCTTAACAATTACGCTCAAAACCAAGCGGCTACTGGATTCCAAAATGCTTGGCAAAGAGCGCAAACAGCATACGGCAATGCGTTT